CGACAGCGGCGGGGGCAGGATCATGCAGCTCAAGCTGCGCGAGCCGCTGACCGGCGAGGTGCTGCGCGCGGAAGTCAAGCTGTCCGCGTTCCTGACGCCGGCGACGCGGCATGCCCGCGACATTCAGCTGATCGCGGAAGTTAGCGGCATTCCTCTGGACGCGGCGCGGCGGCTGCGCGTGTCCGATCTCAACGCGGCCATCGCCTACCTTGATGAATTCGTCGACGCGCCGCCCCAGGCTGACTACACCGCGACCCGGCCGCCGGAGTTGGAAATCCCCCTGGTGCCGCCGATCGAGCTGCACAGCCGCCGCCACGACATGCTTGAGCTGCGCGAGCCGCTGACCGGCGAACTTGAGAAAGCCTACGCGGAGCTGGGCAACGGCCGCGACGCGGAAAGCATCCGCAAATTCCAGATACTGCTGATGGCGCTGGTCAGCGGCTGCCACCGCGGCATCATCGAGCGCGTGCCGATCACGATATTGGACGAGGGGTTTCGATACCTCGCGGGTTTTACCGGGGCTGGCCGTCGAACTGGCTCGACCTGATCGCGGACCTGACGCGCCGCTACGGCTGGCCGGCGGACGGCGCCGGCTCGGGGTTCGCGATCACCGGCACCCGCCTCATGTGGTGGCTCGGGCAGGCGAACCGGCAGGCCAAGACGCCGCTCTAGGGGGGCCGCATGCCAAACGCCGCGACGCTGGCCGCCTTCAAGATCAAGATCGACGCCGTCAACGACGCCTCCGACACGTTGCTTCGTATCTCCCGCGACATGAAGTCCATCGGCAAGATCGGCGCGCAGGATTCAAAGCAGGGGCTGTTCGATCGGCTCGGGCTGACCGCCAAAAACATGCGCGCGGTCGGCAAGGGTTTTTCCGCGATAAGGTCCGGGGCGATGTCGGCCATCGGCACCGTCGGCCTGTTCATCCCGGCGATCGGCGCCGTGGCCGTGGCGGCGGCCGGCATCGGCATCGTCGCCGGCATCGGCAAGATGGTGACGGGGTTTAGCAGTCTGGCCGCGACCACCGGCCGCACCGCCGCGATGCTCGGTATTCCCGTGCAGCAATTCTACAACCTCCAGAAATCCGGCGAGCTGGCCGGGCTTTCCACCGACCAGGTGACGACGGCGATTTCCGGCCTGCAGGACGGCCTCAATGACGCGGCGTTCGGTCGGAACAACGCCCTCGCCCAGATGTTCACCGCGTTCCACATAGGGTTTGGCGACGTCGCCCATGGCGCCGCCAACGTGCTCGTCGCGCTGCCGCAGATGGCGGAGGCGGTGAAGTACCTCGCGGACACCGGCCAGAACCACGCCGCGCTGCACCTGCTGGACGCGTCCGGCATGGGCCGTGACTCCTTCACCTTTCTGCGCTTCGGCACGGAGGGGTTGGCCGCATGGAACGCGGAAGCGGCCAAAAGCCCACCGCTCACCTTGGACATGGTCAAAAAGGCGTACGATCTGCAACAGTCACAGACCGCGCTGACCCAGCAATTCCGCGGCATGGGGTTTGAGTTGATGCAGGCGCTCGCGCCCAGCCTGATCAGCGTCACCCAGGGCCTCGACGTGTTCCTGCAAAATCATCCAGAGCAAATCAAGGCGTCCTTTGACAGCGTCGGTCGGGGATTGAAGCTGGTCATTGACGGTCTCAGGGGACTCGCCAAGGTCGCGGACGCCGTGAGCAAAGTCGTCAAGACGGACTATGCGATGGGCTACGCCACCGGCCGCTTCGCCGGCGATGTCAATCATTGGGTGCTCGACAAGCTCGGCATCCGCAACAATGACAAACCCCCGCCGGACGACGAAAATACGCCGGGATACGTCGCGCCGGAAGCGCGAGCGCCGGACGGCGGCGGCGGCGGCCCGGCGGCCGGACCCGGCGGTCAGACGCAAACCGGACAGGAATCGGACATCTACGCGCGCGCCTACGCCCACAAGGATCAGGGCGCCATCGCCGCCGGCATGAACAACAGCGTCGAAGCGTGGTGCGCCAAATTCGTCAACCAGCAGCTCAAGGAAGTCGGTATCCAGGGCACCGGCTCCGCGGTGGCCACCTCCTTCCTGAAATGGGGCGAGACGGTCGCGGACAAGACGGCGGTGAAAACCGGCGACGTGCTCGTCCAGGCGCATGGCGCCGCCGCCGGCGAGACGGGCGGCCATGTCCTCATCGCCTCGGGAAAAACCCGGGCCGGCACGCATGGCCAGGAGCAGATCGAGGCCGTCAGCGGCAATTACGGCGACAAGGTCGGGCACTCCTGGGAGGATGCCTCCTCCATCGACATCCGCCGTGCCGCGATCGCCGCCAAGGCCGCCGGACCCGCGGGCCCTGACGCGCCAGCACCGGCGCCAAGCGATTCCGGCGGTGGCATGGACAATCTGATGGCCAGGCTGCGCATCGATGTCGATCACGGCACCGTGCCGACCGCCGGCTACAACGATCCGGCCGCGCCGCCGCCGCCCACCGTTCCGGTCGCGCCGGTGCGCACGCGCGTGTCCATGCCGGAGGCAGTCTAGCATGCCCAGCTCGGCCACCCTCGCCGCGATCGGCATCCGCATCTCCGCGATCGACAACACCACCGACGCGCTTTCCCAGATCGCGCGCCAAATGAAGGGGCTCACCAAGGCCACGCCGGACAAGGGCGGCTTGTTCACCCGCATGGGCCTGACCAGGGCGAACCTCGGCGTGGTGCGCAAGGGCGTCAATGACGTGCATGGCGCCGCCGCCTCGGCGATTTCCACCGTGGGAAAATTCATCCCCGCGATCGGCGCCGTCGCCGCTGGCGGCATCATCGCCGGCATTGCCGGGGTGGCGGAAAGTTTCACCTCGTTCGCCGCGACCACCGGCCGCACCGCCGCGTCCCTCGGCATCCCCGTGCAGCAATTCTACAACCTCCAGAAATCCGGCGAGCTGGCCGGGCTTTCCACGGATCAGGTGACGCAAAGCCTTTCGGGCTTGCAGGACACGCTCGCGGACGCGGCGTTCGGCCGCAATGACGCCGCCGCCAATATGTTCAAGCAGGTGCATATTGATTTCGGCGGCACCGCGCGCGGCGTGGCGGACGTCACCAAAACGCTGCCGCAAGTGGCCAACGTCGTGGAAGGCTTCGCGAAGTCCGGCCATGAGCACGCGGCGCTGCATTTCCTCGACACGATCGGCATGGGCCGGGAAATGTTTTCCTGGCTCAAATTCGGCACGGAGGGGCTGGACGCCTACAACGCGGAGGCCGCCAAAAGTCCGCCGTTGACGCTGGCGGAAACCATCGTCGCGGCGGATTTGCAGCGCGAACAGAACAAGCTGACCGAGCAGTTTCGCGGCATGGGGTTCGATTTGATGCAGGCGCTGGCCCCGGCGCTGGAACACGTCACCGAGGACATCACGCGGTTCGTTGCCAACCATCCCGGGGAAATCAAGACGTTCTTCGACACAATCGGCAAGGGCGCGATCTGGGTCGTGACGGAGGTGGACAATCTCCTGGGCGTCACCACGAGCGCCAGCCGCAACTGGCTCGTGCGCAAACTGTTCGGCTACGACGAAACGACGGAGGCGCCCCTCTTGAGCGCCGCGCCCGCGACGAGCCCGGGCATGCCGGCGGCGCGCGCGCCCGCGACGAACGCGGATTTGACGTATGATCCCGGCGAAGGGGCGAGCGGCAGCCCGCGCCGCGTCATCCGCGCGATGGATGACCGCAACGAGTCCGATTCCGGGCCTGCCGGCGGCGCCGCGGGCGGAGCGGGCGTCTACAGCGGGGCGGACGCCAGCCAAGGCGGCGGCAATCTCCGGAACATGCGCAACAACAACCCGACCAACCTGACCTTCGTGGGGCAGGAAGGGGCGACGAACCAGGCGGGCATGGCCAAATTCAGCAACATGGAAACCGGCGTCGCCGCCGACCTCAACCAGCTGCTCATCGACCAGGACAGGCACCATCTGCGCACGATCGAGGAAATCATCCACCGCGCCACGCCGGCGGACGAAAACCCAGGCGTGGAAGGCTACATCGACAAGGTCGCCAAGGACCTCGGCATCAAGCGGACAGACGCCGTGAATTTCCGCGACGCCGCGTTCGCGGAAAAATACATTCAGGCGGTGGCGCGCCAGGAGGGCGGCGCGCCGGACCAGGCGGCGGTGCGGCGCGGCGTCAACATGCGGCTCGGCGTTGCGGACCCGGCCACGCAACTCGCCGCCAACGGCGCGCCAGGGGCCGTTGCGGCGCCCGCCGGACCGCCGGCACAGGCGCCGCCGCCAAGCGCCTCCGGCGGCGCTCTGGGCAGCCTGATGGACAGATTGCGGGTTGAGGTAAACCACACCAACGCACCGCCCGGCGCCACCGTGACGGTCACCGCCGACCATCCGGGCCTTCAGGTGGCCTCCGTCATCCGCACGCCGGCGGCGGTGACCTGATGTCCGGCTCGATGCCCTCCGCGGGCTCCGGCGGCACCGCGACGAGCGGCGGCCTCGCCGGCGGCGATTGGACCCAGCATCTCGTCCTGGCGTCCTGGCGTGGCGTGCCGTTCGCAACGCGCAAGGCCGCCATCCGGCCGGGCCGGCAGACGGCGGTGCATACCTATCCGTACCGCGATGTGGTGTGGGTCGAGGACCTTGGCCGCAACCCGAGGCCCTACCGCATCACTGGATTCCTTGTGGACGGCGACCCGAAGATTTCGCGGCTGCCGATTTTCACCCAGCGCGCCAGCATGATGGCGGCCTGCGAGACATCCGGCACCGGGATTCTGATCCACCCGTCCCTGACCTCGAAAAGCGTCGCGCTGATCGGCGGCGCGGAGATGACGGAAAGCAGCGAATTCGGCGGCTGCATCGAGATTTCATTCGAGTTTCTTGAAACCGTGCCGGGGCCGGTCTACCCGACCGGCACGACCACGGCCGCCACCGCCATCGCCAGCGCCAGCGCCGCCTTCAACGCCGCCGCCGTCACCTCTTTCTCCGCGTCGACCAGCCTGTCCGGTCCCTATGTCACCGACCCCCTCAACACCGGCCTCTCCACCGTGGCCAGCGCCATCAATTCCGGCATCAGCGCGGTGCATGCCGCGATCGCGGCGGTGTCCGTGTTTGTCGTCCCGGTGCTTTCCGCGATGCGCTCCGTCAGCCTGATCATCAATTCCGTCACCGGCGTCGCAGGCCTGGTGGGGCGCTATGTCGGCGGCACGCGCGCGACCTTGCAGGCCGCCGGCGTGTCGATCGAGGACGCCATTGCCGGGGTCACCACGGCGCGCACCACCGTCACCATCGCCTGCGACACCGCGATCACCGCCGCCGGCGGCCTCGGGGGACCGAACGTCGCCGCCCAGGCCGCCAACGCCGCGACCCTCGGGGCGGCGATCCAGGCGATGACGGAGGCGGTGCGCGTCGGCTGCCAGGACCCCTACACCGCCATTCAGCTGCTGGTCCCGCTCGCCGGCTTCTCGTACGTGCCGGCGACGGGCGCGGATTCGATCGGCGTCGCGGTGCAGACGGTGACGCAGGGCGTGGTGGGACTCTGCCGACGCGCGGCGATTTCATCAATCGCGGCGGCCGTCGCCACCTATCAGCCGACCAGCTACCAGGACGCCGTTTCGCTGCGCTACGCGCTGTGCGCGCTGATCGACGGGGAAATGCTGCTGGTCGACAGCTCCACGGCGCAGGCGCTGCGGCTGCTGCGCACGGCGGTGATCTACACGCTCAACACCGCCGCGCAGAATTTGGCCGCCGTGATTCTCGTGACGGAACCATCCTCGCGGCCGGGGCTGGCCATCGCCTATTCGCTGTATCAGGACGCGAGCCGGTACAGCGAGCTGGTCAATCGCGTCGATCCCATCAACCCGAATATGTTTCCGGTGCAATTCGAGGCGCTGGCCTCTTGAGCGATCCGACCGTCCCGGGCGGCTCCGGCACCGGGCCGATCCCCGCCGCGTTTACCGGCAGTCCGCCCACCGTTGGCCCCAGCCTCGCGACGTTGGCCGGGAGTGAACCGGACGGCCCCACGGGCGCGGAACTCGGCGCGGCGGTCAACACCGGCGGCGCGGGCGGTGCCGCGGGGGCCGGTCTGGCGATCCCCACCACCGGCCCCGCGACGGGCGCCGCGACGGGTAACCCGGAAATAAACCTGGCGACGGGATCGGCGGGGCTGCCCGTGCCGTTCGGGCCGCCGGCGCCGACGGTGCCCACCCCCACCCCCATCGCCGCCTCTCCCGCCGCGACGGAGCCGGCGGTGCCGATCGCGCGCGCCGTGGACCCGCAGGCCGGCGGCTCGGGGCTGCTGCCGACATCGCAATCGGATGACGTGCAGCTGCTCGTCAAGGGGCTGACCATCACCGGCTGGTCATCCGTGTCCATCATGCGCGGTATCGAGGTCATGCCCAGCACGTTCGACATTTCGCTCACCGAACGCTATCCGGGGCAGCCGAACACCGTCGACATCACCGCCGGCGACCCGTGCTCCGTCTATATCGGGAGCACCCTGGTGCTGACCGGCTACGTGGATCGGCGTATGCCCAGCATCGGGCCGGGCGGCAACGTCGTGCGCATCATCGGCCGCTCCAAATGCCAGGATCTGGTGGATTGCGACGTGGACCCGGATCAGCTGGCCGGCATGCAGATCGCCCAGGCCGACGCCTTCTCGATCATTACGAACCTCGCCGCGCAGTACAAGATCCAGACCCAGATTCTCGGCAACGTCGAGCCCACGATCATCAAGCAGTTCAACGTCAATCTGGGCGACACCGTCTTCGCGATCATCGAGCAGGTGGCGCGCTGGTCCGCGCTGCTGGTCTATGACGAGGTGGACGGCACGCTGAACGTGGCCAGCGTCGGCGTGGACAGCATGGCCAGCGGGTTTTCCGAGGGCCGCAACATCGAGCAGGGCGCCGCGCTCGAAGGCATGGACCAACGGTATTCGGTGGTGGACGTCTACATCACCAGCACGAACGTCGTCGAAGGCGGCGCCGCGATGCCGCCGCTGCTGGAAGTCCAGGACAATTACCCGCCCGTCGTGCCACGCATGCGCAAGCTCGTCGTCATCGCGGAACAGGCGACGCTGGCGCCGGATTTCGCGGAGCGGCGCGGCAAATGGGAAGTCGCGCGCCGCTACGGCCGCTCCAATGTCTGCTCATTGACGGTGGATTCCTGGCGGGACGGCGCCGGCACGCTGTGGCACGTCAACGCCTTCGCGAGCCTGGACGCGCCGCACCTCAAACTCACGGGCAAGAACTGGATCATTTCCCAGGTGACATTTCGGCGCGACAAGAGCGGCACGCACGCCGACATCGTGCTCATGCCGAAGGAAGGCTTCATGGTGGAGCCGGTGATTCAGCCGCTCGACCAGGAAACCGCGGCGGCGTTGCAGGCCGGCGGCGGTGCCGCGGCACCTGGTCCATCGGTGCCGCTCCCCGATCCGGGGCCGGCGGTCGCCATCGACAACCAGCCGTCCAACCCGGACGTTCCGAATACACCATTGAGGGGAGCGTCATGATCGCCGCCATTCACCGCATGTTCGGGCTCGGAAAGGTCAACCTGGTCGATGACAGCCAGGGCGTGCAGACGGCGCAGGTGCAAATGTCCGCCGTCGAATCACGCGACCAGAGTCCGATCGTGCAGCATTTTGGGTTCGCATCCAATCCGCCGCCGGGCTCCGATGTGTTTTTCATTTCGATGTCCGGCGACCGCACGAAGGTGCTTGGAGTTGGCACCAATCATCCGGCCTCCCGCCAGACGAACACGCCGACCGGCGGGGCGAAGATGTATGACGCGGGCGGGCGCTACATCGGCATGCTGAACGATGGAAACATCGTCATGATGGCGCCCGGCGAGACGCTGCGCCAGCTCATGACGGAGGTGGCGCTACAGGTGTTCAACGCGCACACGCATCCCTGTCCGGGCGGCACGACAGGCGTGCCGAACCAGCAGATGGGCGCGGCCGATCTCACCGGGGCGACGCGCGCCGGCGGCCCCTGAAATGCCGGACATCGCGATCACCTGGGTGCAGACGGACGGCCGCGGCGTGTGGCTGATGAACGGTCCCGATCTTCTCACCGGCAGCGATTTGCAGACCTCCATCCTCGTCGGCCTGTTCACCGACCGGGTGGCGCCGCCGGATTACGTGACGCCGGCGCCGACCACGAACACCGACCGCCGGGGCTGGTGGGGCGATACCTACAGCGGCACCCAACTTGGGTCCCTGCTGTGGACGCTCGCGCGCGCGGCGAAGACGAAGGGCACGCTGGTGCTGATTGAGAAATACGCCGCGGACGCCCTGCAACCGCTGATCGACGCCGGCGTGGTGGCTTATTTCGATATCACCGCGATTTGGATCAACCGCACGAACGTCGGCCTGCACATCACCGCCCATAAACCTACGGGGAATCCGGAGACGTTTCTGTTCGGCTGGGCGTGGGGGCAGATTGGGTGACGGGATAGGCGAGGCGCCACTGGCTCCGCTCCAGCCACCTGGACATACCTTGTTCATCCGCCGGGCAGAGCGGGTCTAGTTTCGTTCCCAGGATGACCCCGACGGCGCCGCTTTGGGTGTTCTCGGCGATGACGAAGCCACGCCGCCTGACCTCCCGGATGATCAAACCGTCCATCCGCATGCACGTCCACTCCACCACTTCGCCGATCAATGAAGTTTGCGCCATTGGTTTCGCCTTCGGTGTGTGAGGAAAAATGCCATACAGCACGCCAACGCTCCAAACCCTTTTGAACCAGGCCGCCAGCGACATTTCCGCCTCCGATCTTGCCGGCGCGGACGGGTTCTTGCCGCTCTCCGTGCTCGGGCTCATGGGCATGGTGATGGCCGGATTCTCATTCGGGCATTACGACGCCATCGCCTACGCCGCGCGCCAGGCAACCCCCTTCTACGCGACCGATGAGTTTCTGGAAGCGTGGGCCGCGCTGAAGGACGTTTTCCGGAAAGACGCCGTGGCAGCCGGCGCCAACGGACTATCCTTCGCGACCTTCTCCGGCGTGGCCGGGACGGATCTGCCAGCGGGCACGCCAGTGAACAGGGGCGACGGCGTCGCCTATGTCACGCTCTACGACGCCAGCGTGCCCGCCGGCGGAACCACGGTCACCACGGCGATCGCCGCCACCGTCGCCGGGCCGACCGGCAACTGTGCCGTCGGCACGCCGCTGACCCTCGGCACCGGGATCAGCAACATCACGGCGCTGGGCAGCGCCAGCACGCCGGTCACCGGCGGCGCCGCCCAGGAAATCGACGACGATCTTCGCGCGCGCATGCTGATCGCGTACGCGAACCCCCCGGCCGGCGGGGACCAGCAAGACTATGTGGAATGGGCCGGGGCGGTCGATGGCGTCACCCGCTGCTGGTGCGCCCCGAACGGGGCCGGGGCCGGCACCGTCGTGGTGTTCACCATGTTCGACAACGCCGAGGCCACCACGGGCGGCTTTCCAGTCGGCACGAACGGCGTGGCATCCGGCGAGACGCGGGACACGCCCGCCACCGGCGACCAACTCGCCGTGGCGGACGCGCTGTTCACGCTTCGTCCGGTCACCGCCCTGGTCTATAGCTGCGCGCCGACGGCGCTCCCGATCAACTATGTGATCGGCGAGTTGCTGCCGAACACCCCGGCGATCCAGGCCGGCATCCAGGCGGCGCTGGTCGCCATGCACCTGCGGTTGGCACAGCCGGGCGGGACCTGGGTGGACGGCTCGATCGCCGGCGGCACGCTCTGGCCGAGCCAGTGGAACGAAGCCATCGCGGCGGTGCCAGGCATCGCGCATTTCAACGTGACGTTTCCGGCGGCGGCCGTCGTTGCCCCCGCCGGCAATCTGCCGGTCGTCGGCGCGATCACCTACAGCCCGAATTAGGCCGCGGAAATGCCGCTGCCCGATTACACGGTCGAAGATATGACGGCCGCGATGGCGGGCTTGCAGCCGGTCGGAAAAGTCTGGCCGCGCGACCCGGACACGGCGAACGGGCAGGCCATCGCCGCGATCGTGCCGTGCGCGGTGCGCTCCTGGCAGTCCGTCGTCGGGCTCATCACGGACGCGTTCCCGGCCACGGCGGTGCAACTGCTCCCGGACTGGGAGGCCAGCGTCGGCCTGCCGGACCCATGCGCGCCGCCGGACACCACGATCGCGGCGCGGCAGGCGCACGTCGTCGCCAAGCTGACGCAGTTCTACGGCCCGTCCATCGCGGGCCTGACCGCCTACGCGGCGGCGCTCGGCTACACCATCACCATCACGGAATTCGCGCGCGCGCGCTTCGGCCGCCCGTTCGGCGGCACGTTCGGCGGCAACGCCTGGAGCTTCGCCTGGCAGGTGGACGCCGTGGGGTGGGTCATCTCCCCCCTGAAATTCGGCATTCCGGCGTTCGGCAAGCCGTGGGCCACGTGGACATCCTCCGTGCTGGTCTGCGAACTCACGCGCATCCGCCCGGCGCACACGATCATCATGTTCGAGACCGGCGCCACGCTGATCGCGCCGAACCCGCAACTCGCCATCAGCGGCGGCGTGATCGGCACGCGCGCGCCGCCGCCGCCGCCGGTGCCCGTCCTCACTCTCTCGGCCGGCGTTATTTCCGCGCCGCAATAAGGAGCATTTCCATGACGGCACGAATCATCCGCGGCTTCGATCACGAAAATTCCCTGGCTGATCTCGTCACCGGCGGCGTGGCCATCACGAGCAACAGCACCATCAATTTTGTCGCGGGACGCTATGGCGGACGCGCGATCACGCTGCCCTCGGAGGCCATGCTGATCTTTCCCTTGGGCGTCGCCGTGGCGTCCGGATCGTCGGTCTGGGTGGGCCTCGCGACCGGCGTGAAGCCGCCCGACGCGTACAGCTACGCGACGTGCATCTGCGCCGTCAACGGCGAGGGCCGTGTCCATTGCTACGTGTTAATTACCAATACCCAGGTTCTGATTTATCGGCAGACCGCGAATTGGGGAGGCTGCGTCAACCCGCCGCAGGACACCCTGCTCGCCAGCATCGACACGCCGCTGTTCGCCGGCAATGTCTTCATTTTCGTCGCGGTGGAATTCATTATCGGCGCGACGGCCGGCGAGGTGCATGTTCGCGTCAATGGCGAGACCGCGGATTTCCTGGCCGTCACCGGGGCGAACACGCTGGGCGATACCGCCTCCGGCTATTCAACGGTGGTCGCGATCGGTTTGAGCGGCACCACGTACAGCCAGGGCGGACAAGTCGACGACTTTTGCGCCCAGGACACGGCCGGCTCCTACAACAATTCCTGGCCGATCGAGCGGCAGGTGCTGACCGGCTGGGCGACGGCGGATTCCTCCGTGGAATTCACGCCGCTGTCCGGCACGACCAACACCCCGATGATTGATGAAACCGCCATGGATTCGGACGCGACCTATAACGTCTCCGCGACGGCCGGGCAGAGCGATCTTTTCACGCACACCCAGGTCGTGCCGAATTACGTGATTTCCGCCGTGCAGATCACCAACGCCTCGCGCAAGGATGCCAGTGGCGCGGCCACGCTCGCCAACATCATCTCCAGCAATGGAACGGATGACACCGGCGCCACGAATGCAATGATTTCGACCTATGCCTATTATTCCGACATCTCGGAAACCGATCCGGCGACCGGCGCGCCGTGGACCGCCGCCGCGCACAACGCGAGCCTCATGGGTTATGGCAGGGTCGCGTAATGCCCGCGCCGGCCCCGCATCTCTACTGGCGGATAAACTGCCAGACGAATAACGGGTCGAACCAGTACTTCCAGATCGCGGAAGTCGCGATGGCGGCGGCGCCGGGAGGCGCCAATCTCTGCGCCGGCGGCACCGCCTCCGCGAATGGCTCGGCCTCGGGCGATCCTCCGGCGAGCGCGCTGGACAACAACCTCGCGACGTTCTGGTGCAGCGCGGGCGGCACCCCGGCTTGG